GGATGTTTGATTTTGGGGAACCTGACGGCGGCCCGGTCGGGGACGAGAAGGAGTTTGTCCAGCCGAGATACTATCCTGATACTTATCTTGACAGCCCGATCCTTACCACCTCGCGAACGAAATGGCTAGCCGCCATGATCTTGCCACTGCCACCTCAGGGTAACGATCATTTCTCGAGGAACTTCAGAAAGGTCAAGGAGATTCTTCCGGACATGGGTGAGTACGAAATCGTCGATTCTCGTGAATATCCTGAGTGGTACAGGTACGAGTGGCCCAGCACCCTGACGGATGAAGTGAGTGAGGCATGGGAAATCGCGGCTCATATTCGTAAGAGCATAGCTGCCGCTATGAAGGAAAAGACTGGTGTCTCGCTTGCTCCTGTCCGCGAATCCGTGTCCGAGCACTCGATGTTTTGGTATACGAGGTGGAGCTACTTCGACAGTCTTATCGAAAAATACGCGCAAGTGAGTGCTGAGCGAGCCCCACCAGTTCTTAAAATTGCCCTCGGCGATCATACTAGTGTTGTTGCCACTAGAGATGTGTGGTTCCTGCACTTCAAGCCTACTGACCAGAAGCTCCTTCTCACGTACGATCAGGTGCTCATGGTGAAGGACGTGCTGTACTCGCGCGCACAAGTAGCAACTGCTATGGACGTGTTCTATCCGTCCAATCTTGAACTTTTCGAAGCTGTTGACTCCCTGTATCTGTGGCACGAGGAGTGCCTCACGAGGCACGGTAACGTAGGCTTCGAAATTCTAAAGAACACTGAGGCGTTGGCAAAAACGTATCTGTCAGAAATGACTGACAATACCTTCGGCGATGATGGCCCATATCCGCGGATGGTGCAGATCGTACGCGACAAAGAGCAGCCATTTCTCAGGGACGGGATGGAATCTATGGCAGATAAATTTGACGTCATCTTGCGGAAATGCACCAAGGTTCAGACCGTTGTAGAACTGTTCGGTCTGCTCAAAGTATCAGGCCATCCGCTCATAGACCCGTTGGTCGGGGGAATCTCGTCTGCGGAAGAAGCTCAAAAGCCTGACTCTACGAAATATCGGGATGCCGAGCGTCTCAATTGGGAGTTCAAGCGCTGCATTCTCGAGAACTACGTGCGGAAAGAAGGGAAATGGCCCGACTTGAAGTTTGATCCATCAGCAAAAGGTACTCGGCTTCGAGATCTTTGCAACAAGCAGGTTCATCGGCTACATCGGACGAGTTATCCTTTGAGTGATTGGGCTCACTGTAGATTCGGAAAGATTGTAAATTTTGATGAGTCGCCCAATTATCTAGAGCTGATAGACGACAAGTCTATATCGATGTACCGGACCAATATTGCATCATTCTGGAACCATAAGATTCCACAAACTTCTCACCGTCGTCTTCTCATAGAGCTCATCAATAGAGAACAGGTCGACATCAAAGCCATAATCCATGCTATAGCTACCCGGCAGATTCCTTTCGACTGGCTCATTGTATCACTCCATCCAAAGGAACGAGAGTTCAAGCTCGCTCCCCGCATGTTCAGCATGTTGGTATTTGAGATTCGCATCTTTTTCGCACTATCTGAAGCCAACATTGCGGATCAGATCTTTCCTTATCTGCCCCAGCAGACGATGACAGACTCGAGAATTGAAACAGCGAAAAGGTTCTTGGATATAACTCGCCCTAGAACGGTGGACGAATCTCTCCGGTTGTTCATAGAAATCGATTTGACTCGATGGAATCTTCGATGGCGGGAGCTCGCTATAGGAATGATAGGAAGATCGTTGAATGACATGTTTGGTGTTGTGGGAATATTCGACTATTGTCATGAATTTTTCGCGTCAGCGTTGATCGTCGTGCGGGTCCCAGGCTTAGTTCCAGAAGGAATTGAACAGGAACATCCACCCGATGGCCCGTTGGTCTGGAGGCATCACATGGGCGGTTTTGAAGGCATCTGTCAAAAAGTGTGGACTATTGCCACTGTATGCATGGTGACATTAGCTCTGGATGACTTGCCGATAAGTTACACCTTGATGGGCCAGGGGGACAATCAAGTTCTCTCTGTGTTGATCTCGAAGGTTCGAAATCAGACAGAGGCGGAGACGCTAATCTATTACCGTGATGTTATTGTCAACAGGATAGCGGACAGCTGCGCCCGTGTCAATCAAGAAGTGAAGAAAGTAGAATGCATAGCGTCAACTAAGATCATATCGTACTCAAAGGATGTCTATGCAGATGGAGTGTACCTTCCCACGACTCTCAAGTTCAACTCGAGACTGTTTCCGCATTCGTCTCAGATCTTTCCGTCCGTTCGCACTAACGTGGGAGCAATCTTCTCGACCGCGATGGCAGGAGCCGAGAAAAGCGTGGATCCGTTAATGAGTCATTTCTTAGCTACGTTCCACGCAGGCGTCTATCTCAATCGAGT